CCAGATCGGCCCGCATGGGCCACTGGGCCCGCCAGGGTGTTGGCGGACCTGAAGACCCTGGGCGAGGGGGGCGCCACGTACTCCACAGCCGCCCAGCTCGGCGGCTACCAGGCCCTCGAAGCCGCCCACGGCAATTGGTACGACTTCGGCCAGACCATCTGGGCCAGGCCCGGCTCTACGACGTTCTCCCCGCTCTACAGCGTCGCCGAGTGCCGCCTGGCGTGGGCTGGGGCCTGGGCTACCTGGCGGGCTCTGCACCCCCATCACCCCAGGCCTGAGCCTGGCATTGCCCTCTCGTGATCGCCTCCCCCTCCCGAGCCAGGGCCACGTAACGAACGGTAACAACCGCCTCGGTGATCTGAGCTGATCTGCCCTACGGTTGCGGCGGCTCAGCATCTCGACTCCAATTCGCGTCCCCCCATGGCTTATCAATCCTCAGCGCCTCCCTGGCGCCGCGACCACAGCGCAGCCATCCCGCCCCAGGCACGACGCCGCCGCAGCAAAAGCCAGGCTGGCGAGTGGGCCGTGTTTCTGTTTTTCGCCGCAATCTTTGCCTCCCTAGTTCACGGGGCAATCAGATGAGCGGCGTATCTCACCCCGTCTTTGCATCTAGCAATGGACTGCTAGATGCCATTGTCAGCCTTAAAGCTGAACAAAAGTCTATCGAAGACAATCTTCAAGCCTTGCTTCACGAATTAGACCGGCGAGTAGCAGCCGGCCAAATTGACCCAGGTGGCTTCCGCCACAATGACTGGGCGTTTTCGTGGAGCGAAGGGCGACGGAGTTGGGCATACCCCGTTCCAGTCAAAACCCTAGAGCAGCAGCTCAAGGCCGCCAAGAAAGTGGCTGAAGCTGATGGCACCGCCACTGCCAGCACAGGCGACCCGTTCTGGACAATCAAGGGGCCACAGTCATGAGCAGCATCGATACCCTTCATGGCCGTCTGACCGGCGCGATCCTGGAGGTGCTGGAGGATTCCCTCGTCGGCGAGGACTGGCCGCAGCAAGTAGCACGGGAGGCGCTACTTCACCTCGCCGCCGAGCTGACGGCGCATCAGCAACTGGTGGGGCGGCCCCTCGCCCTCTTTGACGCGGTGCAATTTCTGGCGCAAGAATATAGCCCATGATATTTAACATCTGCGGCATTACCCCAGCGCCACAAGGCAGCAAGCGCCACGTTGGCGGTGGCCGCATGGTGGAGTCAAGCGCCAAGGTCATGCCTTGGCGCGAGGCGGTCAGGCAGGAGGCGATAGCCACGGGCCTGGCTATCACCAGCGCCCCGATCTACTTGCGCCTGACGTTCCGCTTCGCTAGGCCCAAGGGCCACCGCAACGCCAAGGGCCAGCTCAAGCCCTCGGCACCCATTAGCCACATCACCAGGCCCGATCTGGACAAGCTCTGCCGCTCCACCCTGGACGGACTCACCGGCGTGCTGTTTGCCGACGACAGCCAGGTGGCGTTCTTGGTGGCGTCAAAGGAATACTGCACGCCCGGCGACCCCGCCACCAAGCTGGAAGGCTGTCAGATCGAGATCAAGGCTATTGAGTGAGCGCCGCGGCAGACTGAGCCCAGCAGCAGGGGATCAGGATGGCAGTCACAACCATGGGCATCGAAGGCCTCGATGACCTCGCGCGGCTCGCCGCACTGTTCACGCCTGAGCAGTTCGCCAAGGCCCAGGCGGCAGGCATGCGCTATGCGGCTAGATCATTCAATCGGCGTGGGCGGATTAATTCGATAATTGCGAAAGGAATTGCAGAAAGCTACGGCATCACGCAGCAAAGAATAAGCACAGATATAAGGCAACCATTTGTCGCGCCTGACGGTAGCTTTATCACAGTTGGATTCAGCAAGCGAGCACCAACCCTCAACCAATTCGCCATCAAGCCCGGCACCGGTCACCCACCACTGGGCGGCCGATCGCCTCAGCCAGGCCGTGGCCGTGGCAAGGGCTGGGGCAGGCCCAACCCCGCACGTCAGCCCCTCACCGCTCTGCAACTCAGATCCGAGGGCAGGCAGCCGATCACCGGCGCGTTCCAAGCCGCAGGCCTCAACGGCAACCAGCTGGTGTTTCGTCGCAAGCGCAACGGCAAGCTGCGCGGTCTCTACGGCCCCAGCATTGGCAGCATCTTCCTCGGCAAAACCCGCACCGGTGAGAGCCTCCGCGTCCGGGTGCGCGAAGCAGTGGCGGCCCAATATCGCACCGGCTTCATGCGTGCCTTAATGGCCGGCCAGCGCGGCTACGGCGCAGCAGCGCTCGACATGCTCGCCGGGTGAGCTGTCGCCGCTGGCGAGAATGATTCTCGCTCTCAGGCGTGAGACTCACGGGTCCTCCCTGGCGGCGCTAAGCGTGGGTGCCACGCAATCCCCGTTTGTCTCTTGATAACGGTTCTCAGTAAATGTGACAAGGGCCGGCCACGGGGCACACGATCCCCCTCCCCTGTCACACCTTTGTCACAACCTAGAATGATGTGACAAAGGTGTGACAAGGCTCTGAGTGCTGATCAGCATTGAGGCGGCCATGCAGGTGCTCGGGCTCGGGAGTCGCGGCGAGATCTACCGCAAGATCAACAGAGGCCACCTGCCGTCTTTCCCCGGACCGAGAGGCAAGTTGGTCGAGCGGGATGGGTTGGAGGAGCTGTGGGCAAAAATCAATCGCCCCAAGTCCAAGCATCCCCCTCGAACAAATAGCCAGCCCAGCCAGCCCAGCCAGCCCACCAGCCCAGCTCCCCGCCAGCCAGCCCAGCCAGCTCCCAGGTCAGGCCCTGCGCCGCGCCTAGACGGCCCCGAGGATCTGGCTCAGGATCCTCTCCCTGATTACCACGTCAGCCATGCGAGGGCCGAGTACGAAAAAGCAAACCTGCTAGAGCTGCAACGCAAGACACAGGAGGGCCAGCTGCTTCGCCGTGAGGATGCGGAACAGGCATGGGGCAGCGCAGTGAACATCACCCGCAACCGCCTGCTAGGCGTGCCCAGCGCGGCGAAACAGAGGATCCCGCATCTGGAGCTGGAAGAGGTCGAGCTGCTGACGCTGCTGATCCGCGAGGCACTGGAAGAGCTAGCGGCTGGGGAGGTGGCGGCATGACGCTGGCACTGCACCTCGGCGACTGCCTGGAGGTGCTGCGCACCATGCCCGATGCCAGCGTGGACGCGGTGGTGACGGATCCGCCGTACTACCGGGTCAAGAACGAGGACTGGGATCGCCAATGGGACGACCCAGAGGCGTTCTTGGCTTGGCTAGATCAGGTCGCCGAGCAATGGCAACGGGTTCTCAAGCCCAACGGGTCGCTCTATTGCTTTGCTTCCCCGCAGATGGCGGCACGGGTTGAGGTGATGCTGGGGCAGCGGTTTCAGGTGTTGAACAACATCCGGTGGACCAAGGCCCAGGGATGGCATAAAAAGGCAGAGAAGGAGGCACTGCGGTCTTACCTGTCGCCGTGGGAAGCGGTAATCTTTGCCGAGCAGTTCGGGGCGGATGGCTCAGCGCTCCACGGGTCAGGTTGGGCCGATCAATGCGCAGAGCTTCGCGCTGGCGTGTTTGAGCCGTTGCGCCAGTACTTGCTTCAGGAGCGCGACAGGGCAGGCATTACAAACCGGCAGGTTGACGAGTGCTTGGGCACGTCGGACATGGCTCGCCATTATTTCGGGGCCAGCCAATGGGCGCTGCCCACCGAAGACGCCTACGCCAAGCTGCGGAATTTGTTCAACAACGGCCCAGGGCACGAGTATCTCCGCCGCGACTACGAGAATCTCCGCCGCGACTACGAGGATCTCCGCCGCCCGTTCAACGTCACCCGCTGTGATCCGTTCACCGACGTTTGGACCTTCCGCACGGTTCAGGCACGGCCAGGGAAGCACCCATGCGAGAAGCCCCAGGCCCTGCTGCGGCACATCATCAGCAGTAGCACCAAGCCCGGCGCCGTGGTGCTTGACTCGTTTGCTGGTAGCGGGGCAACGGGCCAAGCCTGTCTTGCCTTGGGCCGGGAGTTCATCGGCATTGAGCGCTGCCCCCATTGGCACCGCGTCGGGACGCAATCCCTGACGACAGTTCAGCCTGACCTGTTCAGCTCAGGCTGCGCAGCATGATCACCGCCGATCCGGCCGAACTCACCAGGCAGATCCTGGCCGGCCTCAAGCCGCCGCCACGGTTGCGGCTGAGCGAGTACGCCGACGAGTTTGCGGTGATGACCGGCAACGCTGCTGAGAAGGGGAGGTGGCACACGCTCCCCTATCAGCGCGAGATTCTCGACGCCTTCACCGACCCAGCTGTGGAGACGGTGGCGATTATGAAGAGCGCTCGAATTGGCTGGACAAAGATGTTGGGCGTGGTGATTCAGCTGTTCTCCCATCAGGATCCATGCCCCGTGATGATTGTGCAGCCGGTCAAAGAAGACGCAGAGGGCTATAGCAAAGAAGAAATTAAGGACTTGTTTCAAGATACGCCCTGCCTGCGTGGCCTAATCTCCGAAAGCAAAGCTCGCAATACAGTCAGCAACACGATTCTGTTAAAGCAGCTGAGCAACGGCGGCTTGATTGACATTGTGAACGCTGCCAGCGGTCGCAGTTTCCGACGCAAAAGCCGCAAGGTTGTGCTGTTTGATGAGGTAGACGCCTATCCCAAGCTTGATGAAGGCGATCCAATCAAATTGGGCCGCAATAGGGCCGATTATTACTGGGATCGCAAGATCGGCCTAGGCGGCACTCCAATTTTCAAGGGTGGCAAAACTGAAGAGTGGTTTCTGCGTGGCGACCAGCGGCGTTATTTCGTGCCGTGTCCGTTCTGCCAGGCGATGCAGGTGTTGCGCTGGCAGCAGATGATTTGCGAGGGCGAGCACGCCGGCCACTACGGATGCGAGAACTGCGCCGAGCCGATCCCACACAGCAAAAAACGGTGGATGGTGGAGCGCGGCGAGTGGCGCCCCACGGCTGTTAGCCAGCAGCCGGGCCTGGTGAGCTTCCACATCTGGGCCGCCTACAGCTATTCCCCAGCGGCGAGCTGGCCCGTGCTGGTGCGCGAGCACGCCGAGGCCCTGGAGGCAATGCGCAAGGGCGACCCTGACGCGATGCAGACGTTCCACAACACCGTGCTAGGGCTGCCCTGGGAGGATTCGATCTCCAGCAAATTGACCGGCGACGGCCTGGCCGAGCGCCGCAAGAACGAAACCGCCGGCAACGGCTACCCGGCTGGCACGGTGCCAGATGGCGTGCTGCTGATCACCGCTGGCGTTGACGTGCAGGGCGGCGGCGGCACATCAGGCGAGCGGTTGGTGGTGACGGTATGGGGCTGGGGCCGTGGTGAAGAGGGCTGGCACCTGGGCCACTGGGAGATCGATGGCGACCCGCAGCAGCCCGAGACCCTGGCGCAGCTCGACCAGATCGCCAAAACCCGGTGGGCCAGGGCCGATGGCGCGGAGATGCGGCTGGCAATGGGCGGCATTGACGACGGCGGCTATGCCACTCATGAGGTGCGCGACTGGTGCCGGGGCCGCACTGCCAACTGGGTGCCGATGAAAGGGGCCCCTCAGAAGGGCAAGCCGCTGCTCGGGAAAGGTGTGGCCGTGGATGTCAACCGCAAGAACCAAGGCATCGTGAAAAGGGGCGTGTTGCTCTATGGCATCGGCTACGACGCCAGCATCAATCACCTGCAGGGCCGGCTGCGCAACGAACAACCAGGCCCCGGCTATTTGCATTTTGGTGAGGCCTCGACTGATCAGTTCCTGGCGGAGCTGTTCCCGTGGAAACGCATGCCCAAACGGCACAACGGCCAAACAACCTACAGCTGGGTACTCCCCAACGGCTCCCGCGATGAGGCCGGCGACTGCACCAGGATGGCCTATGCGGCGCTGCAGCTGGTTGCCCGCCGCTACAACCGGGCGACGATGTGGGATCAACTGG